GAAATCATTGAAGGACTGGGGCGACCAAAAATGGAGAACCAAAAGTGGTAAAAAATCTTCTGACACGGGCGAGCGATACCTTCCTAGTGCTGCGATTAAAAGTCTCAGTTCTGCTGAGTACGCTGCGACAACGCGTGCGAAACGTGCTGGCAAAAAAGCCGGACAACAATTCGTAAAGCAACCTAAAACGATCGCGAAGAAAACGGCAGGGTTTAGATAATGGCAACAACTTCCGGCTCATCTAGTTTCAATCTTCAACTTGACGAGTTGGTTGAAGAGGCGTTTGAACGCGCCGGTAGCGAGTTGCGTACTGGTTATGACCTGCGCACTGCGCGTCGTAGCCTTAACATCATGTTTGCAGATTGGGCTAATCGTGGCATCAATATGTGGACGATTGAGCAAGGTGAGATTCCCCTTGTTCAAGGCCAAAACACGTACGCTTTACCGTACGACACCGTTGACTTGCTTGAGCATGTGATCCGTACACAAGCCAACATTCAAAATAGCCAAGCTGACCTGACAATCACGCGTATTAGTGTTTCTACCTACGCCACAATCCCCAACAAGATTCAACAAGCCCGACCCATTCAGGTCTGGATTCAGCGTTTAGATGGTCAAAATTCACCGACTGGCTTGACTTTGAGTGGCTCTATTACGTCCACAGTAACGCAGATCACACTTAACTCGGTCATTGGCCTACCAGCTGCTGGGTTTGTGAAGATCGACAACGAGATTATCAACTACGGATACATATCAGGGAATACCCTATATAGCTGTTTCCGTGGACAACAAGACACAACTGCGGCTTCGCACACAAGCGGCGCTACGGTCTATCTGGCCCAAGTGCCTGCCATTACCGTTTGGCCTACCCCAGATTCCGCGCAGCAGTACACGTTTGTGTATTGGAGACTGCGCCGCACGCAGGATGCGGGTGGTGGTGTGAACGTGATGGACGTGCCGTTCCGTTTTATTCCTTGCATGGCCGCTGGCCTGTCCTACTACTTGGCGTTGAAGGTCGCCGGGGGCGCGGAGCGCTTGCCTGTGCTTAAGCAGCAGTACGATGAAGCTTGGGAGTTGGCTGCAGCTGAAGATCGGGAGAAGGCCTCGGTACGCTTTGTGCCACGTCAGCAGTTCATTGGAGGCACCTGATGGGTAATCGGTTTGCTTCTGGCAAATGGGCAATTGCGCAGTGCGACCGTTGTGACCAACGGTTTAAGTTAAAAGTGTTGCGTAAAGAAATCATCAAGACGAAGAACTACGACTTGTTGGTTTGCCCTGAGTGCTGGGACCCCGATCAGCCACAGTTGCAACTGGGTATGTACCCTGTTGACGACCCACAAGGTTTGAGGAATCCACGCCCCGATCGCAGTTATTATCAGTCTGGATTGAGCGGCTTACAAATTGTAAACACCAACAGCCCCGCAGTAGATGCTGATGGTTATCCAGAAGGCGGTAGCCGAGTGTTTCAATGGGGCTGGAACCCAGTTGGTGGGGCCAGATTTTTTGATGAAGCTTTGACGCCAAATTACTTGGTTTTAAACGTAGAAGTTGGTACAGTAACGATTGCAACGACATAAGGAGCCTGAAATGGACAAGAAAGATTTAGCCCAAGACAAGAAGATGATTAAGTCTGCTGTGGGCAAGCATGAGAAACACATGCACCCCGGTAAAAAGCCTACTAAACTCAAAGCTGGCGGCAAAACCAACAGCGACATGCTTAAGTATGGACGCAACATGGCCAAGGTGATGAACCAGCGTTCTGTTGGTCGTGGAGGTTAATATGGCTACAACAAAAGTTTACCGCCAACCCAAAATTGTTCCCAGCGTAGTTGTTGGTGAGATGCCTGTCAAAGAGGCGTTGAAAGCCAATACATCTGTGGCTAACGAGCGTAGCAACCCCTACCCCGGTGTTAAAACTTCTGGCATTAAGATTCGCGGCACTGGCGCTGCGACTAAAGGTGTCATGGCTCGCGGACCAATGGCATGAACTATACGCAACTCAGCAGCGCTATTCAGGCGTATACGGAAAACACCGAAGCGAACTTTATTGCTGAGATACCCGTGTTCGTTCAGCAGGCTGAGCAGCGTATTTACAACACCGTTCAGTTCCCTTCGCTTCGCAAGAACGTTACGGGCACTACGTCGACAAACAATAAATACTTGTCATGCCCCGGAGATTTTCTTGCCACATACTCAATGGCAGTGATTGACGGTACAGGCGCGTATGAGTATTTGTTAAACAAAGACGTCAACTTTATTCGCCAAGCATACCCTTTGCCAACAGAGACAGGGTTGCCGCGGTACTACGGTATTTTTGGCCCCGCTACAGCAAACTCAGACGAGCTAACATTTATTTTGGGTCCAACGCCCGATGCGGTGTATGGTGTTGAGTTGCACTATTACTACTATCCAGAATCAATCACAACAGCCAGCACATCATGGCTGGGGGATAACTTTGACTCTGTGCTTTTGTATGGTTCTTTGGTTGAGGCTTACACCTACATGAAAGGCGAGGCCGACATGTTGCAGTTGTACAACACCAAGTACCAAGAAGCACTAATGTTGGCCAAGCGTTTGGGCGATGGTATGGAGCGTCAAGACGCTTATCGCTCTGGTCAATTTAGACAGGCGGTAACTTGATATGTCGTTGACCCAAGGCGCTACTAACTCGTTTAAAGTCGGACTGGCTAATGGCTCGTTCAGCTTTAGTAACATTGCGGACACTTCTTACAAGATTGCTTTGTACACAGGGGCGGCCAATCTTGGCCCTGACACAACGGCATATACAACATCTGGCGAAGCCTCTGGTGGTAGTTATGTGGCTGGCGGGTCTACACTAACAATCACCCAAGTGCCTACGTTGGCTAATCAAACAGGTTCAACGGCTGCGGCTTTTTGGTCTTTTGCCAATGTGACTTGGACAGGCGTTATCACTGCCCGAGGCGCATTGATTTATAAGGACTTGGGCGGGGGTAGTACGGCGTCTGTTTGCGTGCTAGACTTTGGCTCAGATAAAACTTCTGCTAGTACGTTTGTTGTGCAGTTTCCAACTGCCACAAATAGCACCGCAATTCTTCGTATTTCTTAGTACAATGCTATTTAATACGGCAACAACCGCGTTAATTCGCTCTTCAAATTAAGGAAATATCATGTCAAATGAAATTGCAAAAGCCTCTGATGCCGTGAATAGCGGTTTGGTTGCTGGCACTAAAAACACTGAAGTGGCTAAAGCCACAGGTCGCTTCCTCATGGAATGCTATGACAAGGACGGCATCCTTAAGTGGTCTGCTGAAGAAAGCAACCTCGTGGTAAACGTTGGTCTTCAGTACATGGCTGGCACAGCTTTGACCAGCACGGCTCAGATCACATCTTGGTACATTGGCCTGTACGGCGCTGGCGCTTCTAACACCCCTGCCGCTGGTGACACCATGTCATCTCACGCTGGTTGGACTGAGGTTACCCCTTACTCCGGTACTCGCCCTGCTGCCACATTTACCGCTGCAACCAACGCCAACCCCTCGGTTGTGACCAACACTGCAAGCCCAGCTTCGTTCTCAATCACCTCCACCCAAACTGTTGGCGGCGCTTTCTTGGTGAGCAACAGCACTGCTGGTGGTTCAACAGGTACTTTGTTCTCCGCTGCTGACTTCCAGTCTCCCGGCGACCGCAGTGTGGTTTCTGGCGACACATTGAACGTTACATACACATTCTCCTTGGCTGGTTAATGGAGTAGTTCATGGTCAAGATCGACTTTGAATTTGACACACCGCACGGCGTCTTCCGGGACGCTTTGCACCTGCCTGACGACCACGGCATGACTGATGAGCAGATTGATGCCATGAAGACACAGCGCGTGGACAACTGGATTGCCATCGTAACCGCCCCACCAGCAGAAGTTGTTGAAGAAACTCCTCCAACTGAGGAGTAAAAATGGCTGATCGCTATTGGGTAGGGGGTGCGGGTACTTGGGACACAAGCAGCACTACAAACTGGTCTGCTACCTCCGGCGGGGGTAGTGGTGCGTCTGTCCCGACCTCAGCGGATAGCGTCTTTTTTGACCAAGCGGGGACCTATACCGTCACTTTGACGGGCACTACGTTAGCGTGTCTTAACTGGACAGTTTCCGCAGGCACAGTTACTTTTACGCCAACTACTGGTAACTCTGGAATAACAGTAGCCGGAAATCTAAATTGGATTGCTGGAACTAACACTAGTTTAACTAGTTTTAGTGCTCCGTTTCGTTTTGATGGAGTAGGAACAAAAACAATCAATTTAAATGGCGCTTCCATATTTGGAAACCCTACTACGATTGCTCAGGGAACATACAATTTTGATTCCTCTGCTAATTTTGGCAATATATCACTAACAAGTGCTGCTGTATTTAATACAAATGGGTATGCGATAAGTACCGGTGGTTTTTTTGGTTTTGGAACAATAAATTTAAGCAACTCAACCGTGGTCTACAGCGGTGTAAGTGGCTTTCTTAACGCGGCCACTCTTACTTTAAATGCTGGTACATCACAAATAAATTTTACTGGCACAAGCGCATCTACGTGCAATATCACTGCAGCAAACGTGGGAGCAAGGACTTTTTATAACGTTTCTCTTTTGCAAACGTCAACGACTGGCGCAACAACAATTGTCATAAGCGACGCGCACACATTTAACAACCTACTAATCACCGCTATTTCTGTAGCCTCAGTAAAAACAGTTAGCATTTCCGCCCGCACAACCATCAACGGCACACTGTCCACCACAGGCACAGCAGGTAACAGGCGCGTATTCTTTACCACAGCCAACTATGGCATCTCACAAGACCTAGTGGTCAACTCTGCCCCAAGCCTGACAGACGCAGACTTCCGTGGCTTGTACGTCCGTGGCACAGCAGCCCCCATCAGCGGAACACGCATCGGCAATCGCGGTGAGTGCAGGGGCATCACGTTCAGTACGCCAAAGACGGTTTACTGGAACTTTCCTGTTGGCGGGAATTGGACAAATGACGCATGGGCCGCATCAATTGGTGGCACTGTAAATACAGACAACTTTCCATTACCGCAAGATACGGGGGCAATTGTAAATACAGGGCTTAATATAGGCGGAACTATTTCCCCCGGCTCAAATACCGTGCCGTATATTAGTACGATTGACATGTCGGCAAGAACTAACGCAATGACGTTTAGTTTTGGCTCTGCTACAACGGCCTATGGTAACTGGATTACTGGCTCTGGAGTTTCTTATTCAAACAACCAGATACTCACCTTCTCCGGCGGCACAACCCAAACCATCACCAGCGCAGGTAAAACATTTACTTGCCCCATCATCATTGACACCTACGGCGGCACAGTACAGCTTGCTGATGCATTTAACAGTTCGCAGTCTTTGACGGTTACAAACGGTACGTTTAATACTCAGGGATATAACGTCACTCTCAGCAGTTTTGGCTCAACCAACGCCAACGTCAGAGCCATTAACCTTGGCGCAAGTACAATTACCGTAACTTTTTTTCAAATAAGCACTACAGCAAATTTAACTTTTTCGTCCGGCACGTCAAGTATAAATAACGTTCAGGTGTTTACGGGGGACGGCCTTACTTTTTACAACGTTACGCCCTCTGTTAACGCAGCCAGTAACGTTGGAATGCCAAGTGGCGCAACTTTTAACAATCTTACATTTTCTACGGGTGGAACCGCATCAACGTATGGTTTGTTGTTTAATGGAAATATAACTGTAAATGGGACTTTAACTTGCGCAGGAGCATCTCCAATACGACGAGCCGCATTACGCTCCAGTGTCACGGGAACTCCGCGCACTTTAACGGTCAACGCTATCTCTGCAACTGATTGCGACTTTTATGACATCAACCTTGCTGGCGCTGCATCAGGCGCGGCGCCTACACGCGCAGGTGACGGCGGCGGAAACACAGGAATTACGTTCCCCGCACCAAAGACGGTGTACTGGAATTTAGCAGGGACACAAAACTGGTCTGCAACCGCTTGGGCCACAGGGTCTGGTGGCACACCCAATATCAACAACTTCCCGTTAGCTCAAGACACAGCCGTGTTTGATAACACAGGGGCCGCAGGAACAATAACAATCCAAACAAACTGGAGCATTGGGACGTTTGACGCTTCTTTGCGCACAAGTGCAATGACACTTACGGTTAACATCAACGACGGTCCGATTATTTATGGCGACTGGAAATTTGGCACAGGGGTTACATCTACCAGCAATACGGCCACAATAGTATTCGCTAAAAACGGAACACAGACAATTACCAGCAACGGCGTTCAGTTTGGCTGTGGAGTATTTTTTAATAACCCGCTTGGAAATGTCCAGCTTGCCGATGCACTATCTTTAAATTCTTTAAGAACTCTCACCCTAAACAGGGGCACGTTTGATGCTGTCACATACAACGTGACAACAGGGTCGTTGGTCAATAACAGCTCAGCAAACACTTTAAGGATGGGGTCAGGTACTTGGACGTTAACGGGCATAGGCACTGTTTGGGATTTGGGTAATGCGCCTGTTTTTTTTGTAGGAACCTCAACCATCGTCCTTTCCGATACCTCCACTTCCGCAAGAACATTTAACACTGGCAATCTTTATTACAACAAGTTAACCATTGGCGGAGCAACAGGGACATCGACAACAACTGTTCTTAACAGCGGTAGATTTGGCGAGCTTGCTTCAACTAAAACGGTAGCGCACACAATTGATTTTGGTGGCAACACAAACACTTTTGGAAAATGGTCTGTAACAGGCACGGCGGGCAACGTAGTAACAATCATAGGTACAAGCGCCTCAAACCTAATTGCTGGCCCTGCGGTTACTGGCGTTGATTACTTGGCAATGGGTACTTGGGGTTTTTCCACAACAAGCCCCGGTGAGTTTTACGCTGGAGCCAACAGTACCGGCACAGCCGCAGCCCCTGTATTCAGGACAGCCGCACCAGCACCTCGCACTCTTTATTGGGTAGGCGGCACAGGCAACTGGTCATCCACAACCAAGTGGTCTACGTCATCAGGGGGCGGTTCTGGAGCAGCTATTCCCACATCTTTGGATGCGGTCAATTTTGATTCAGCCTCAAACGCTACAGCCTATACAGCCACAATTGATGCTGGTGTAACGCTTGCCCGATGCGCCTCATTCACAATGGCTGGCCCCGCTTCTGGCAACGTAACCTTTGCTGGCTCGGTGGGTATTGCTTTTCACGGCAACGTGAGTTTTGCCGCTACAGGCATTACTCGGACGTACACGGGCAATATGGACTGGGCTGGCAACAGCAGCTACACGTTTACGACCAATGGTTTGACGCTTAATTCAACCTGTACGGTTATTGGCGTTGGCTCTACATGGACGCTGGGAAGTGCGTTAAATATTAGTGCAAATATTGTTACAGTTACCTACGGGGCTTTTAACACATCAGCGAGTAACTACGCTTTAACCGCAGGTATTTTTCAATCAACTAGTAGCAACATACGGTCAGTTACGCTAAATGGGAGTACCTTGACGCTTTCTGGCAACACGGCCTTTTCAATATCAATCACTACAACAACAAATTTAACTTTTAGCGCAGGCACTTCAACAATTTCTTTAACTGGCGCTTCTCCTATATTAAACGGTGGCGGTCAAACCTTTAACAACGTCAGTTTTACAAGTGCATCGGCAACAGCTATAACCATTAACGGGGCAAACACATTCAACACGCTGTCGTTTGCTGGCCGCACATCTGCTGGCATTGCCCCGGTCACATTCAACAACAATCAAACAATTACCACCCTAACGCTGAACGCTGGAACAGCCTCTGCCTACCGCACGTTCTTGGCATCTGACACCATCGGCACAACCAGAACATTGACGGTTGGCACACTGACCGCTGGCGCTGCTGACATTGACTTCCGTGACATCACCATTGCTGGCGCTGCTGCTCCAATCTCCGGCACTCGGTTTGGTGATGCCAAGGGCAACAGCGGGATTACGTTCCCTGCGGCAAAGACAGTGTATTGGGCTGTAAACACAGCCAACTGGGGCACACCGGGCACAGGCGCTTGGTCTGCAACAAACGGCGGTTCGGCAGCG